ACAATTTTGACATACAAATGTCGCTTTTTTCTTTGCGATGATAAACCTCTTTCTAAATCTCTATCTCACACTCTATCACTTGGCAAAAATCAATTTTTTCATTAGGTACAAACTGGCGCATGAGCATTCGATGAGCGACAACTACCACAGTCTGATGTTCTCGATACTTAGTCATGCATTCTAGAAAACGAGACTTCATCTCCGCAGCTGTCTCATATTGAATAGAACTATTAGAAAGCAACTCCCCCTTGCTTTCTAAAAACAGACATCTAGCTCTTTCAAAATTCTCTATACCACTTTCATAAACCTGCCATTCGTGTAACAAAGACTCCACCCTCAAAGGGAGACCAGTAGCACAAGAAACATAAAAAGCTGTTTCTAAAGCTCGCGTTACTGCTGAAGTCACTAGTAAGTTAGCTGATTGTAGTAAGGGATTTTGGCAAAGTTCCTGAGCTTGTTGTCGTCCCTTCTCAGATAAGGGGGCCAAATCCATCCCAAAACCTGTATAAGAACGTTCCTCTAACTCACGGTAATCTGGCTCCCCATGACGTACAAAGATAATCTTCATCTTAGTGCCCTGTTGATCCAAATCCACCAGTTCGCACGCCGTTTGCCTCATCTCCGTCTGCGATTAAAAATGGTGCAAAGACAGCCTGAACCACACGTTCCCCAACTTCAAGAACCACTTCCTGATCAGTAATGTTTTTCATCTGCGCAAAAATATGTCCCTCATTTCCAGGATTTCCATAATAATCCCCATCAATTACCCCAACTGAGTTAATCAAGACCAAGCCCTTCTTACGAGGATTTGAAGAACGATCATAAAGATAGAGAACTTCTGTTGGCTGCATATAGGCCTTAACACCTGTCGGAACGAGAACAATCTCTCCTGGAGCAATCACAGTGCGTTCCGCGACCTTTAAATCATAACCAGCTGCATGGGCTGTCTCACGCTTCGGTAGCAAATTTTTATCTGTAAAACTCGAAACCAATTCAAAACCACGAATTTTCATCTTTTTCTCTTTTCTATAATCATTTATTCTAGGCTATTTTATCTTATTTATTCGAAAAAAGCACGAAAAAAGAGCACACAACAATTATAGACGATACGAGGATTTACACTGTTTCACAATACGTTAAAATTTAGAGCCTTAAAGCAAGGACGAAGTTGAATTTTTACATCGTTTCACAGAGGTTTACGGCATTTTTGCCCCTTTTTTGCCCCCTCTCAAGTTCATACATCCTTACCGAATGCAGCACGAGATCACGATACTTCCAGACGCTGACCAGATACTCAATAACCTCTTGGTCCTCTATCTTGCATTCCATGAGTAACAATAGCTTGACCGTGTACTCATTCTTTAAAATTGGCACCTGGTAAGTCACATCTACCCAATGCTCGAAACCCAAATCAGTTTGCTCTATGCTTGCAAGTTCAATCTTCAAAATGTTCATGTTTTCTTCCTCCTACTTATCTATTCGCAAGAAATTAAAAAAGTAGTGAAAAAATCATTACTTTTTTTATTCTGAAACTACTTTCGGGCCAATTTTGTTGGCATTAACAAAACTGATAGCAACGCACTTTTAAGTAATAACATTCCAGAGCAAACAAAAAAACCGCAAGCTATTGCCTGCGGTTAGTGTAATCTATTTGAAATCCTTTCTGTTTTATTTTTCTTCTTTTGGTTTGTCAACGACGGTCACCAGACCATCTGGTTCTGTTTTGAATGCTGGATCAGTATGAAGTTCACCATTTGCTTTTAGATAGTACCAGCCATCGCCAGACTTGACGAATTGTTTAGATAGCATATAACCATCTTTTTCTTCCATAAAATACCAAGTTTCACGATACTTAACCCAGCCTTTGGCCATACGGCCGTCTGACTTGAAGAAATACCAGCGATTATTTAGGAACATCCAGCCTGTTACCATCGCCCCACGTTTATCAAGATAGAACCAATCTTTGCCATCATTGAACCATCGATTGATTAAGCAATAGCCATGGTCATCAAAATAGAACCATTCGTTGTTGATTTGTTTCCAGCGATTTGTAGGATAAGAGCCGTCTGACTCCTCCCACCACCATCCAGTACCATTTTGTTTCCAACCCGCTTCAGATAGGCCACCTTCAATGTCTTTCTTGAACTGCTCACGACTGATGCCCCATTTGGCCAAATAAGGATAAGGGTCAACATGGTCAGAGTAGTTTCGAGGTTGATTATATGTGCAGTATTGATGTGTCTTGATACCTGCTAGACTGTCAGAGTCCAGCGTTTTCGGAATTCCAGCTTCATCAGCGAGGTTCCGCAAAAGCTCAACGTAGAGCTTGTAATCGCGCATGAACTCTTCTTTTGTGCTATGGCTCTCAATCAACTCAACTTGGCCGTATCCTTCAACGTTCCAGCCACCTCCTACGTCGTATGCCCCCATGTCTGTATACCAGGTCTGCATCACACGGCCGTTACCTACAACGTGTGAGAAAAATCCTGAATCAACAGGACGGCGCATGTGGTAGTCTGCTTCATTTTGTGCCGTTGAGTTCGGGTTTCCTGTTGAATGAGCATGAATTTGTCTGTATGGTTGTTCCCCAACTTGTGGAAGGTCGGTTCTTAGTCTACTTGTATCAATATCCATGATTACTCCCCTTTCCAGGCTTCGTTCATTTGCTTGACCGCTGACTCGACAAATGTGTCTAAGTCTTTATCAGTCATACTGATGTTGTATTTGGTAAGCTCAGCACGGATTTTAGTGCGTGCTTGCTCCAGCTTTTCTTGACCTTTATAGCCAGTTTCAGCTGCGACCTGCTCCACGGCATTGACCGCATTTTTGGCCAAGATTTCGACAATCTTGACGGTCTTTTCTCCACCTTTTTGAACAAGATAGTCTTTGACCGCTTTGACTGCGATTCCAGCCAAAACAGTCAAGATTCCAGTTGCTGAAGCAATAATGATTTCAGTAATTTGTTGCATGTGTTATTCTCCTTTGTTTTTATCTTCATCTTTTTCAAGCAAGCGTTGAAACGCTTTTACAATTGGCTGAAAAAGAGTGACATTTCCTTTTAATTTGCGGTAATTTTCAATGAGCGATTGAAAAGTAAATACGATGTACCCGAGATAAATTGAGTACAAGAATGCGAATCCTGATTTTTCAGGCAAGAGTACAGACATCGGGATGAGAATCATCAATAAAAGGACCCCTAGAATTTTGCGAAGGAGCCCGTTGATGCCGATTTTGCTCTTGTATTCAATGTCAGAATTGACAATCGCCGCAATCGTTCCTGTCACAAAATCAATGATTTCCATTGAAACGATCAAGGCCAGAGCATACAAGACCAGACCATCTTCTGTTTGTACTACACTTCGAAAAAAATTGAAAAATTCAATTTGCATATACACCTCTACTCTTTCCCTTCAAATTTCCAAGCAACACCAGTTCCGTTTTGCTCCAGGGAGCCATTTGTCACAAATGCGCTGACAGGCTCACCATTGTAAGTAAACTCCTTATTAAGCTGAACTAGGATGCGTTTCCCTTCGCCGTTAACCTCCACATGTTCAGGATCTTCAATCGTAATCAGATCATGTGGTAAGTAGGTCTTACCAACTTCAGCGAGTGGAATCAACTCAACTAACTCCTTGTAAGTCGTACCGTATTCGATGTTCTTGCTCATAACAGAGTTCAAGACCAGCACATGAATGACTTTCTGGTTTACCTTTGCATTTTCTTCAGTCTGCTTGATAATTTGAGCAAGTCTGTCCTGTTCGCTCTTGTTGTGCGCAATCTGCTGCTCAGCTTGTTCAAGCTTATTCTGCGCTTGCACGATTGCAGCGCCTGGATCCAATTCAGCCTTCAGGATATCCAGCACCGCTTGAATCAATACATCCTCTTGCTCAGCCGTTCGGTCGCCTACAAGCTCACGCATGTTTGTACTGTATCGATTACCCTCAGACAGACGAATTTCTACTACGGTCGCCACATTGTCTCCAAAACCTCTCGTATAAGGTTTGCTTGCTAGTTCATAATTGTTAATTGCCATTTGTCATTTTTCCTTTCACTTCTTCAAATTTTGCCTTAAGCTCTTCGTCGGATTCAATGATTCGTTTCATCTGCTCGAGCTCCATAGCGGTCACTGTATAGAGGGCTTCGAGCGTTGCTGACTGAGTAGCCTCATTACCGACCTTCTCACCTAACGATTTGATCGCTAAACTGCTAATTTGTTTGTCTTGTTCATTCATGCTGTTTTCTCCAATTTTTCTATTTTTTGATTAAGCTCCTGAATGGCCTTGATAAGATAAGGTACAAGAGCAAATGTGCTGTAAGAGTATGCACCGTCGGGATTCTCGTAAAACGCTTCAGGAGCGTACTTCTGTACATCCTGCGCCATGATACCGCAAGCGATATCTTCTATTCTTCCATCGTATTGTTTGCGATAGCTGTACGTCTTCAGATTTTCGACTACATCTAGCCCGGAAACTGTACTAGCTTCGATATTGTGCTTATATCGACGGTCTGAGATTTCTTTATTGAGTGGAACCCAATCAGAACCTCCTCCGCTCCAAACAAAATACATATAGCCATTCTCGCTCAAAATTTGCTTGTATTGAGGAGAGTAAATCCAGTATCCAGATTTTTCTGAATTCTTGTTATTGTAGTAGATATCGCCTGTAACACGTAAGTCGCCATTTACAACTGGCGTGTTCCAAAAATACGCTCGATTGTAACAGAACATTTCTCCAGATTCTTTAACGAACCAAGCATAATTTCCTGGAGCATCCCAAGTCGTGCCCCAATTAACCCAAAGAGCTGTTTTGCCCCAATTACCAGCACCATTGCTCATCCCTACATAAAATTGATTCTGGCCAGTTAACCAGTAAGTTGAGGGGTCCTTGTCATGCGTACCGATTTGGAATCCACCGATTCGACCTTTAAAACCTTCCAGCAAGGTCGCAGATACTACTACCGACCGAAGCTTGTTGATGAAGGCTTCTTTAGCAGCAAGCGTATCCGTGAAGATATCGCTTGAAACGAACATTCGAGCCATTGCTTGGTCCATCACGAGCTTGTCAGCTGTGATAGTCTTTGAGCCGATAATCTCAGCGTTCAGTTTAACAAATGCACCTTCACCCACAAACAAGCGCTTGAAGTAACCTTGAATAGCCGTGAGCTCGTCCAGCAAGGTCTTACCTTTCAACCGAATCTTTTCAGCTTCAATCAAGATTTGATTGTTGGTCGCATTGATTTGCGAAACGATCGAACCTGCGCTAGTCAAGTTCTGGACAGCCCACGAGCCAGCAAGCTGACTCTGAACTGAGCGAATCGCTTCATTCGTGTCCTCTGGAGCTTCGGTGTAAGGTGTTGCATACGATCCTTTTTCAAGTTTAAAGCCTGCAATATATAGATTTGCATTTTGATTAGGTCGTTCCACTCGAGGAAAGATGAAGCCGTCCAAAGTAATTTTGAAGGTAAATGAGTAACGCTTCCATTCACTTGTTATAGCGACCGATGTTTCAGATGGAACGCCCCACCCCTTATCGACAGACCCATTTCTATTAACATAAAAATTTACTGTATCATTCTTCAAGTCACTCTTCATCCATAAGCTAAATGTATAGATTTCGCCAATTTTCGCATCAATCTCTTGTCCAACACCATTCCACGAATTGTTTTTAAATAAGACGTCACATCCTTGATACTTGTCTAAATATTTCTTCCAGCCAGCCGCCATATTCTTCCAATCGCCAGAAAAACCTTTTGTACCTTTCAACAAATTTTGACCATTGCTGACATTTTTTGCCACCTCAACTTGAAATAGCTGGCTAGTCATAGCCATACGAGCGACTTTATCAGCAATCCCATTTTCAGTATTGCCTAAAATTCGTTCATAAAGTCGACTAGTTTCTTGTACTCGCTGGAAGTCCGTCTGATTAGCCTTGTTAGCAATTTGAGAAGATAAACTTGTGAATCGACCATCTACTGATTTCTTGTACTCAGCGATTTGAGTAGCAATTTGGCCATCTGTCGATGTCTTCACTTCTTCAATTCGTCGCTCTATCCCACGAATACCCTCTTGATACGTGTTCTTGCCAACATAGCCATCAACAACCTCGTTTTTCAATTTGGTTATATCAGCTCTCGCTCGCTCACTGATCTGCTTCGCTTCTTGAGCAAGTAAGCTACTTGCACCAACATTTCGCAAGGCTTCATCAGCCTTTCGTTTGGCTTCTTGTAATGGCCCATTGTTAAAATTGCTAAAGCGCTGGTCGATTGTATCAGAGAGTTGACGCTTGACCTCTTCAGCTCTGGCTTTTGCAGCATTCAGACCGTCTGTGAATTGGTTGACTAGATCCTCTTTTTTTCTGTCAAAATCTAGATCAGCATTCTTGATTTCTTTTGCCAATTGTGTAGCGAACTGACCTTGCAAGTGCTGGGTTTCGTTTTTAACCGCATCACTAACAGCGTTAGAAATCATATTGGACAAGCCTGACTTAAATTGCCCAAAACCAATAGATAGTAGCTTTTTAGCCATCGGGGAGTAAGTATACTTCGTGATTTTCTTACGAACATCCATCTTGAATCGATCATGAAATAGACTGACAACGTCAAAAATCTGAACCGGAACATCGCTCTTTCCTTCAACTTGAATTTCTAAACTGTCTTCAAGCATATCGCAAAGTGTAGTTCTAAAATACTGCTCACCATATTTTCTAAGAGTTGCTTCATCTTTCACGTCCTGGTCATTAACCTCAATCACATCTTCATAGATTTGACTGTATTTGTTAATGAGCGGACTATCCACCACCACAGAAAACTTACGATCAGGTGCCTTTTCTCCCTCACCTTTGACCGTTGCCTTAAAAGTGATTCTTGTTTTTAAAGACTTCGTTGATGTCTTTTGTTGATAGCTAGACAGGTTTTTCTTATACATAAAAAGCGATTCATTTTCTGAACCGCCATTTTTCAAAAGTCGAACCTGGTAACCATGACGTACAAGATCGCCACCCCACTGACCAAGGATAGAGTGCTTATCTTTTGTAAAAGCGGCCATCGCGTTGACACTATCAGTATTGAACGTGTGACGTTCGTCGATGTCGGAAAAGAATGAGAACGGATTATCACGAGTGATACTTCCAGCAAAGCGACTCAAGGCAGTTGAACCAGTCGCACTATCCAAAGAAATAGGATTGACCACATAGTTATTCAAGAGGGTGAACACCTGATTAGCATAGACTTGAATATAGCCGTGCTTCTTCTCAACCTCGAAAATCACAAAATCCTGCTCACCGTGAAGATCATCAGCCGTAAGGATGGTCTCTTCCTTCAACTTCTCCCACAAGGGATCAGAAGTCGGAAATCTGAAAGTAAGCTGGTAGGTACTATTTGCTTCTTGAGAAATCTTGTCTGCATAAGCAGCATTTAGAGGAGTATTCCCATTTGTTAAGTAAATCAAATTTTGTACCTCCAATTTGGCCGAATAATCAATCTAAGAACATTGCCAGTAAATGTAACTCCACTTCTGCCAGTTGGGATTACAAAGAACCTTCCACGCTTTCTGAGCGTGTTCTGGACTGCTCCAGCAGCATTGTAGATGTTTTGCTTGCCTTGCCTACAATCAATTGTAGCTTTCGTTTTTACATTAAGATACATTGTTTCTCGGCCGATAGTAATCGATACATCTCCATCTCCCTGAACCTCAATAATCGGTTCAGAGTAAATGGTCCCTGGATTGTTAATTGTTCCTGGTCCATTATAAGATTCAGGGTTGACCGTTTTTTGATAGCGAAAAGGCTGCATGTTTAGCTTGATTTTCAATTGCCATGCATGATTACCAAAAGGTTTGTAGCTAGCAGTTAAAAAATGAGCATAAAAAACAGATTCAGGATGATAGCTAAATTCCAACTCATTGTCATTCGCTTGAAATTTATCCAGGATAATCGAGATATCAATCATCTTTGTAACGTGAATTGTAAAAGTTCTGTCATAGCTATCATAAGAACCATCTAATACTCGATAACTTCCATTCACACCATGAAGCTCGGCCACCTCACCTTTCGGTTTGGCAACCTCAACTTCTCCAAAGTCGGTCACAATACAACCTGGAAGGGTCGATGTATTAAAGCCATTAATGATCATATAATCCATTAGATTCCCTCCCTTGCTAAAATAGAACCATGTTGTTCGTAAGTGTTCAACGAGATTTTCTCATTGTCTAGATAGACATCTGACGATTTTTCAAGGATAGCGGTAAGGATAGATTCCAAACTTGACCTCATAATCGCTATCTCAGACACTGTTTTACTCTCTTGTACTTCAAGCTGAGCAGATGGCATGGCCAAACGGGCCTCAAGATTTTTCGTAATAGAGGAAGTTGAGTTTAGATCCAGGTTATCCCCTGAAAATACATCAGAGATTTCTCCAGCCATTCCACCAACTGTTTCTTTGACTCCCTTAAATCGTTCTTGTAGTCCTTGGTCTAAACCTTGCATAATTGCATTACCTGCAGGAATCAACAACTTACGGTCATATTCAATAGGACCTTTATGATCGCGAATCCAATCTGCTATTCCACCGACAAAATTAGTAACTCCATCCCAAGCAGATTTTAAACCACCTAAGAAACCATCAAGAATTGCCTTACCAGCCTCCCAAAGATTGATATTTTTAATGCCATTAAAAATATTGGTTACATTTGACACTAGACTGCTTACAGCTTGCTTCATGGTATTCCACGCAGTCTGAGCACCGCTAACAAGCCCATTGATCAAACCAAGTACAAGTGATTTTAATCCAGCCCACGCTGCGCTAGCTGTTGATTTGATATTTTCCCAAAGACCGGATAAAAAACTTACGAAATTATTCCATAAGTTTTGAGCGCCTTGAATTAATCCAGTGATAAGATTTGACACTGTAGACTTTATCCATTCCCAGGCCATAGACGCAGCGGTTTTGATAAATTCCCATATTGTACTCAAAACATTAGAGAAGTTCTCAAAAACTCCCGTAGCATAACCTACGATGACATCCACGACACCAGAAAAGTATGTCTTGATACCCTCCCAAATCATGGAAACTCCATTTTGAATTCCTTCCCAAATAAGAGAAAGATCTGCTCCTAATTGACCAAAGTTTCCCGTCACAAGGTCAATGATAATCAAAATAGCACCCAAGAAAATCGATTTGATAAATTCCCAAGCGCCTTCAAAGATCAGTTTAATTCCTTCCCAAACTTGAGTAAGACCATCTGAAATGTTGTTCCAAATATTCATGAATCCGTCAATGAACGGTTGAACAACCGTCATGACAGCTGTAGTAATCGCTGTCCAAGCGGTAGATGCTGCCTCCTTGATTGATTCCCATAAGTCAGAAAAGAATGTTACAACAGCATTCCACATCGCCTTTAACGACTCAACGTAAGCATTCCAGGTTGTAACAACTCCATCCCACAAAGTACTAGCACCTTCAGAGATACCAGACCAAAGACCAACAAAGAAATCAGCAATTCCCTGCCATGCCTGCTTGATCCAATCCACAAAAGCTGCCCAAATTTTTTGGCCAGTTTCTGTTTGTGTAAAAAACCAAGTTAAGGCTGCAACAATAGCTGCAATCCATCCTATAAGTGGAATTGAAGAAATAGCAGCTATCGCTGATGTTGCAAAACCCGAAATAGCTGTTTTAGCAATTGTTAGGACACCAGGTAGCCCACCTAAACCTTGAACAAACGTGGCAATTTTGGTAACAGGAATTCCAATTCCTAGAGCAATTATAGAGGATTTAAGCAAATCTGCAGCTAACTGGTTATCCTTAAAGAAACTAGTCACATCCTTTATAATCGATGAAACATCTTTTATAAAACCAGTCAAGACTTCAAATGCTGTTCCAAGAAGGTTTACTCCTTGCTCACCATCTTTGATTCCTAAAAGATCTCCAACAAAATCAGCAACAATGCTTAAAACATCTCCAATAGCTGATCCAAGGTTCTCAAAAGTGACTCTGATATTATCCGCAATAGTAACAATTTGAGTTGCTGCCTCTTGACTGAATCCCAATGTGTTCAAGATATCAATATTATCTTGCTTATCTAAGGAACCAAAAATCATATCAAAGAAGGTCTCAAAGAATCCAGTTACCCGAGACAGCTGGTCATAGACCGCACTTCCAAAAACATCTCCAAAAATTTGTGAGGCAATACTGCTGACTCCCTCTGTTATGACGAGTCCTAAACCAGATAGGATATTCCCTATCATAGGTAAGAGATTATCGAAAAGGAATGTAGAAGTTGTTTCAAGTAAAGCATGCAAAGAAGGTAAAATGTTCTCCCCCAATGCCAGTTTCCCAAGAACGTTTTGAGCAGCTGCTTTCATGGATTCAAAAGATCCACTAAATGTAGATGCTGCCTCTTTAGCTGTTGTCCCAGTAATATCCAGATTCTCCTGGATAGCATGAATGGCGCTATATACATCTGAAAGGTTGTTAATGTCGTACTTAACGCCAGTCAGTTTTTGAGCATCTTTCAAAAGACGCTCCATTTCCTGCTTAGTACCACCATAGCCAAGTTTAAGGTTGTCCAACATAGTATAGTTCTGCTTAGCAAAACCTTGATATGCCATCTGAATGCTCTCCATCGATGTCCCCATCTTATTCGCATTATCTGACATATCAATCATAGCCATATTTGCTGTCTCAGCAGCTTTGTTTGTGTCACCACCCAAAGACTGCAAGAGACTAGCTGAGAAGCCTGTCACGTTTTCCATATAGGCATTAGCTGACAAGCCTGTTGTCTTGTATGCTTCATTAGCATACCCCTTAACCTTGTCAGCAGAACCTTTGAAAAGAGTTTCGATACCTCCAAGTGACTGTTGAAGTGCCGCTCCCTCATTTAAAGCAGCGCTAAAAGCTTTACCAATTCCGGCCGCAACAATAACTTTCTTAAATGTTGCCATCATACTGGAACCAAGAGACTCTCCAGCACTAGATCCTGCTGATGCGACTTCTCCTCCCATCTCTTTTTGGATCATTCCACCAATTCCTCGCGCAGATGGAATGATTTGTACATAAGCTTTTGCAAGTTCTATTGCCATTAAACCTCACCTCCAATCTTGGCAAAAAATTCTTTGCGGTATTTTTCGAATTCCTCACCAGATGAAAATACTAGATGCTCTCGTTCTTCTTTCTCCTCTTTTTGAGTCAGCTGATCAACAACAGATTTTGGTCTATTTACACCCTTTTGACCATCTTTCGTCTGAATCCACAGAGAAAGAGAAAGTCTATCAACTATACCAGCCAACAACATTGTGTCGATGGATACGAGCTGTTTTGATAACTTCTGCTTGATTCGAGAGTCCTCTCTCAGTCCACATGCAAAAACAGCTACCTTCAATAGAGGTAGCTGACTATAGTCATATATTTGATAGGTCTCTGCTAAATCACAGACAAGAGCATCTTCATCTAACTTAATCATCTGGGCAAGGATTACGATTTTTTTATTTCTTTTACCGATTCAAAAATGCTCTTGATATCAGAAAAAATCTTTTCATTTGGAAGAATACCGTCTTCTTCGGTTAGGTGATCAATAAAAGCATCACTCTGCTCCTTACCTAAAATAAGTTCCAAAACTTTATCAACCGCTTCAATATTCCCCTTATCGGCCTTCCCGATATAGCGTAGCAGCAAGAAGTTGTTCAAGCGACGTTCTGTTGTTTCAAATTCAAATCCAGACTCAGTTGTTCCTTTGATTTTTTTTGTCATAGATTAGGCTCCTTGAATGTATTCATAGTGTGTATTACCTTGGTTGTCTGGCAATGCAGTAACAGTCAACTCATAACCTACTGGTTCACCATCTTTATAACCAATCTCGCCAATCTCACTAACTTTACCACTAGGAATCACAATGCGTTTCATGGCTCCGTTCTTTAAGAACATATCAATAACAAGGCAATGTTCTTTCAATTCAGTTGAATTAGCCTTAACAGTGATTCCTGTTTTCAAGTCTCCACTGACATTTTCAGGACCATATGTTTCCTTAAGAACTTCCACATTCAAGCCTTCAATTAGTTTGTACTTGAAAGTATCCTTTTTGTCAGTTTGAGATGATAAGACTGTTTGTCCTCCCCAAGCCTTGACATCTTTACTTTCAGGAGAGTTTTCATTTGTAAGACCGTCTTCAGATAAGAAACCAAGAGTCTTGAATTTCTCATCCAATGGAGTCTTTGCATTTGTTGGCAAAGTTGTGCCTAATGGAGCTGTTGCTACTGCCCCACTTGTCTTCGGTTTTGCAGCCGTTACATTATCTGCAGACGCAATGTTAGTTGTTACTGTTTGTTCTGATTCTCCCATGGAATCCTCCTTTTAAAAATAGTTAATATCATATACTGCTTGATAGCGATAGCGCTTGGTTTCAGTATCTGTGAAGTTATAATCACTGTTATGGTGAACACCACTTACTTCATTAACTGAAATAAGATTTTCAATTGCTTTTTTTACAATCTCATTTAATTCAGCTGTTTTTTGAAGAGATGGTGCATAACTCTGAAAAGCAAAAGTGGCAGAATGAACATAGTCACTTCCGCCCCCTCCCGTTTTTTGAATGATTACAAATGCATCTGGCATGTCTTCTTCATGCTCAAAATACGACGGAACATCTAATTGTTCATCTAAGTATTTTTTTACAATTTTTTCAATCATCTTAAAGCCTTTAACAATGTGTTATCCTTAGCATTTTTTGCCATACTTTTGATGTCTGTTGTGCTAACAGTCGCATTAGCACGTTTTTGACCTGGTGAGACTTTTACCTCAAATCCATCTCCAGCGCGTTCTGATATTTCATTGCCTTTATCTAATAGAATCGCTTGGATTTCTTTAGAACGTAAAAGATCGGAAACGCCTGATGAATTCAATTCAAACTTCATTTTACTCATACGCTTCAACCATCACTTTCTTGTTCCATTCCAGAGGCATCATGACTTCAATGCCTTCCAAAGGAATGCCAATCGTATGCCACTTGCGCCCAAAGAAACGAACTTCACGGTCTTTCCACTCGTTCTGATCGCCTTTTGGGATACCTAGAGTATAAGAAGCCTTCTTCCCGGTCAAACTAAGCTGAGTGGTGACATCTTCTGTCGAAGCTGGAACGACCAGGACATTATCTACTTGAATTTCAGTATTCTCATAGATGGGATGCCCAAAGTCATCCTTTCCAGTCTTAGTTTTTCCAATCAAAGTTACAGTAATTCCTTTAATCCGTCCCATAAATATCAATCACCCCGTATCTTTGCTTTTTGAGACCCAGACGTTTTAATTCAGAGTCCTTGATGAAGAGGCCGCCACCAGGTACTAGATAAGAACCACTCACTGAATAACCCAAAGCGCTCTCAGCAAATTGAGTCATCGGCTCCTGCTCAGTTGAGGTCATCAAGGTACGAGCTACCACATCGACTGTAACCGATTTGACCACTACGGCAAAAGATGGATCAGTAGCAACCAATCCATCTAAATCTTTGCCAACTTTTTTAGCTTCAGCTCGCAGAGAATGAGAAACAACTTCCAACAGCGCTTCGGCTCGTTTTTCCTCATCGAATTTCAACGCTCGCCACAATTTTTTCAAATCTTCTACTGTTGCAAAGTTTTCCATCTCAATCACCCTTCATTTGCGATTAGTAAATCAAGCAAAGCAGATTTATTTGCCTTGCTATCATACTCAACACCCAATTCATCAAGTTTCGCCTTAATTTCTGGAACAGTAAGGCGATATTCGTCCTTGAATTCACTAATAGGAACCCAGTCACCTGCTAATTTACTATCTGTTTCAATTGTTGCTAAGGTCTCTTTATTAATATATTCCATATTAAGCCTCCACACGAGCAAATGCTTGCTCGTCAAGAATTCCCCAACCAGCATAAACTTGAGTACGCAGGCATACTTCTCGATAACGTTTCAAGTCTCGACCTGCTCCGTCAGGGTCGCCGTATTCAATAATTTCAAGCGGAATATTTTCTGCATATCCCCACTTCACTGCATTTTCAAAATCCCCCACGATAACATGGTCTTTTTTAGCTGTACTTGCAACAGTAGTCAATGTTTTATTAACATCAGACTTCATTCCGTAAAATGAATCTGGATTTTGACCAAAGCGATATTCAGGATATTGAACTACCCCGTTCACCTTGATTTTGCCAAGCGCGGCTCCTGCTGCCGGAGATAACGCAATTCCGTTCACTTCACAATCATTTGCTGTAATAGTCGCAACAGCAGCATCAATATTTTCATCAATTTTATCTGCTTCATAAGTAACGACATTTCCTGTAATTAAACCATCAAATGAGTTTGTAGCTTTAAAAGAAGCATCTGTCATTGATTTTGGTTCTAGTCCGTGGAATGAAGCGATATCAATTGCTTGAGCTACTTTCTTAGCCAAACCATCAATAAACGACTTAAGATATGATAATTGTTTTTCTTCTGAACAATGTATAAATTCTTCTGAAACCCGTGCTTGATAAGTGATTAAAACTGGTTTGATCACTTTTGGTTTCAAAGTCGCACTTCCAGCACTTGAAGGATTTCCTTCACCTACAATTTCAGCATTTCCTTCAAGGTTGAATACAAATGTTTCTGTGCCAGTAAATGGAATAGGTTCTTGTGTGGTAAGTTTCGCAAGGGTTGAATGCCCTTTTACTTTACTAAAAATATCTTGTACTGTTTGTACAGGGAACATATCCCCTGATTGCAATGTTGCCATATAATTATTCTCCTCTCATATTTCGCAGCATTCCTCTCAATGCCGCATCTTCGTCATTTTCTGAGCCGATATTCGGCTCATTTGATTTTGGTGGTGCCTTTGGTTCAGCCGGCTTCACGAAACTGGCCAAACGTTCTGCGTCAGCTTTCAGGCTCTCCTCGTCGTTTCCTTGCAGTCTATCAGCAAGGTCAATTGGCAGACCATTTTGCAAAGCAATCCGCGTCCGCAAAGCTTCTGTCTCATAACCAGTCACTTTTTTCTGCAAATCTGCAATCTGCTTGTCTGTATCTTCTTTTGATTGATTCGATGCTTCAAGTGTTGACTTCAAGCTACCGTTTTCTTTTTCCAACTCCTTCACACGAGACTTGATTTGGTCATAATCTGCGTATTTCTCTTTTTCACGAGCCAGACGCGCCTTAATCGCCACATCAAATTCTTCTTGTGTAGTAATTGCTATAAATTCTGACATATAAAATATCCTTTCTCCGCATTTCCCGTGCGTTCGGTAATTTTTTCGGTATCAAAAAAGCAGTCATAAGACCGCTTATTTTAATAACTGATTCTTTGCTTTTTCCTAGGTTTTGTTGTGTAACAAAGCCAGTACGCAAGCAGAGCGCTATCCATTAGACTGATATCCCTATCATCATATAGCGATTTATAGCCAAAACCGCCATTAGAACCTATATTACGTTTATCACAGTTAGTTACGACTTCTGTCAAAGAGGGCTGGTCATTATGGCAGAGAGTTTGTTGAACTATTGCCTGTTCCCATAAAGAGTTGGCCGTAATAACTTCTTTTACCGCAGGTAAAATAGGTTTTTTTAGTCCACTCTCCGTCATCTCGTTAGCCAAAAGTTCCTGACCGCTGGCGCCATCAACAACAACTTTTTCAACATCCGCTGATTGCAAGAAATTGATAATCCAATGCGTGCCGCTTCTAACTGACACACAATCAATGTTCTCTATGAATATCCTGCTATCTGCAGTACGTACTGCGATTGCCATAGCGACATTAACGCCATCTTGACCAAACTTGATACCAACAAATAACTTGCCTTTTAATCTTGGCATTGTGTTCACCTTCAATTCAGACCACTCTTTTTTAGAGATAACCGATTTTTGGTTAAACGTAGGCCAATAACCCAAACGCTGGATATTGTGATCAAGCTCATCTTCCCCAAGCTCTGCTTTAATTTTTCGCTCGTTGAGATGATAACCCATAGATGGATTTGTCAGGTACCAAGCTCCCACATCATTTATATCGTGGATGCTCTCAACTGCCCATTCAGCCCATCCTGAGTACTCGCTTTCCCCTGCTAAAACCTTGTCACGAAAACTTTGAAAAACAGTTCCTTTGGAAACCATGGTTGGAGGCGTCCCACACATAATGGTCATTGGATTCTTACTATCCGTCACCGTGTACTTTAGAGCCGATTCTTGCTCCGTTGTATATTCCTGTGCTTCGTCAATGATCAGCAAGTCAAAACCTTCACCGAGCCCCCCGCCAGATGTCCTTGTTCGGAATTGGATTACTGCACCAGTGTCCTTGAACTCAATGCGTTCCTGCCCTTTAGCTTTGTTTGAAGTAAAATCTTCACCATTAACATAGCCCATATCCTCAAGTATCTTCTTCAGTTTTTCAAAAGAAGAGTGCGATGTACTGATTAAGTGCGCAGTATGCAAGATTTTTAAGCCTTTATGCAGTCCCCAAAGTTCGAGCAAATAGACATCTTCTGTCTTACCATTCCGCCGCGGGATAGCATAGCCAAACTTTTGATGTACCCACAATCCGTCTTCTCTAATCCCCATGATAGATTCAAGAAGATTGATCTGCCAGGGGTAACAATCACGACCAGACTTCCGATATAGATCTATAGCTTCTTGTGCCAAGCTATCAGTGTAATGTAAAGTTACCGATTGAGTAGGATTTTGATTGCCAAATCTAATCTTAGTTTCAGTAACCATAACATTTCCTTTCAATCGTCATTGCATGATAACCCTATCGCTGGGAGATAGTAGATCACCTCCTAAACTAGTTGTCCAAAAGTGCAATCATTATTTTTCTTTTCTTCTCCTTTCCTTGCTTTTTGAGCAAAATTGTTGTATACTTAACTTAAGTAAGGAAGTAATCCTGTTCCCCTTGTCCACTATGTGGTCGGAATGACGGTTACTTCCTTTTTTGTACTATATCGATCAAGCGATTGCCACGCTTCATGATAACAGTATCAACATCTCTCCTGCCGCTTCTGTAGATTATTTCCAACTGCTGTAACACTTCTTCTGTGCTAATATTAGATCTTTCTAGTTCAAGCACAAAATTATTTGCTTGTCTTTTTGATTTTCGCATATTGTTATCAACAACATTTTTACCAGTTCCCTCAATCTCTTTTAAGTCAAATCGTTCACCATTGACCAAATAATCAGGAGTCGGAACTTTTGGCGGATAATTTACTTTTGGTACAAGCTGGACTTTAACACCAAATTTCTTGGCTAGCCACTCTGCAACCTCTTTTTCTTTTTGTGAATAATCTAAGACAACATGCTTTCCGTCAACATGATACTTGACATCCTCATGCTCCCAGTAGCCCATTTCGGCAACAGAACCTTTACCTGAGTGCTTTAGCCACTCTTTTCTTATACTCTGATAAGGTTTACTATTCTGATGTTGCCCAATCATCTTTCTGCGCTCGATAGCAGTTTTCTTTTCATCACTCCATTTTTTAGAATGAGCATTTTTCCTGCGGCCATCACCGGGTCGGTAATCTACTGTACATCTACAATTCTCGTGCCGATGATAGACATCATCAGGTACATCAGGGTAATCATAAGAACCTGCCAAACCCTTACACCATTTACAAGGATGCCCAACAACCCTGCGAACGATTTTAGGTTTCAATCCTGCTTTTGCATGAAACTTAGCATTAGCCTCTATGCTGTCATCAACGATACTTTGACTGAAATTGACAACTGGGTCATTAAGCAACCATTTTACTTTCTCAAAACTATCCTCACTAGCCAACCGATTGACTAATCCATTGATACGGTCTTGGTTAAGTACTGGATTCTGAATCGCAAATCCAAATCCTGCTTCATTGTTCAAAATCTGCTGAACTTTTGCCGAGTAATCACTTATCAGATCGTAATTTCTGCCCAGCGTCTCGTTTAACAGTCTTTGAGCAATGTTGTAATACATTTTTCCGTCTGGCAAAACATCGTCTCTCAGAGAGCCTCTCAGAGCCTTAGAGAGAATCTCGCCAAGCTCAACGGCATAGTCATTCGCGTCAATGTAATTTGCTTTTTTCTGCTCCAATTTTGAAATAAGAATCTGCAAAGTGGAACTATTAAGCCGACCATCCTCAAAATCCGCTTGTATTTGTCTGAGCAACTCTGGTACGATATCTTCAGTCATTGCCATCGGCTCCCTTAATACCAGTCAGGTCTCTGATAGTCTTAGCATCCAAATAGCCAGGTACTGCCTGATTCAGCTTGATAGCTCCATCACCAATCATGGTCAACATATTGGCATCAGCCTCAAAGAGCGGCTCCCATTTTACACTAGTTTCCATAAATTGGCTACGTGAAAATGGGAACTTGTCGCGTAAACAAACGGCTACATAAGCCGTATTTAGAAAACCAGAAGCGAAAGACCGTTGAGCTTTTCGACCAGCTGCTCTTAGATTTTCATGAGCGGCTTTGATTGCTTCCACTGAAGATGGATTGTCAGACGGGAAACCTAAATCATCCAGAGTTAAGCCGCTTCCACCAGCGAACAAAGAAGCATACATCCTAAGTTGCTCAATAAATGGAGACATGTTAGCAGTTGAGAACTGACCAACTGTAGGACTGTCACCATCAGCATCCTTAGAAAATTCCAAAAGACTAGAAACTGTCGCTTTCCATTTTTCGATAGGATCTGCATCCTGACTAGTTCCTACTACATATTTTTGAGGAAAAGAATAAAACTCTGCAGTCACTTCTGCACGCTCCAGCGTCCGCTTAGCAGCCTTTTGCTGGTACATGCCAGCACGAGTGATGCGACTCCGCCCAAATGGCCGCACAGCATCTGGTCGATGGATAATTGGAACCAATAGAGGTTGCCCAGAGGGATTTGAGATAGAATACTCCTCGCCATATTTAGGATAATACCACGTTGCATCTGGTGTGAAATATGCCTCTAAAGTTGGAATACCATATTCATCCTGTTCTAAAACAGCATAACCTTCTGTCAATAAAAATGTCGTCGGATCCAGAATTCCTGTTGCCCGGCTCGCTTCTACAACCTGCATTTTAGGCAATTCACCATTTACCCCTGGCATGACGTAGACAAAGCAGCAGGAAGCAATCAAAGCTGACTGTATCGCCGTATCAAAAAAGATATCCGGATTGTTAGCGCTAAAAATTTCTGTTGCATTAAAATCATCATTAGCAAACTCACGAAAAACGATTCTATCTGCCAAAGCGTCGACTCCATGGGCAGTCCACCCCAGAACAGAACTATACACATCGCGAACTTTGTCTGGTATAACAATGCTACGAGATGGTTCTTTGTCTGCCATTGCATAATATCGATAACGCTTCTTTACACCCAATTGATAAAGGGCCAACTTCCTACGAAGATAGCCCATACCCATATAATTCATTCTGATTGCTCCTTTATTCTTTCTACAACTAATTGTTCAAAGTTTTCTTCGTGTACATCAATACCCTCAACGACTGTCCGACTAACGAAATTAAAAGCTTCTTCATTTGCCAAAATTCGATTTTTCAAATCACGATAATATTTCAACAGATTTTTACTTTTTTTACGCCTTTTGGAAATTGAAATGTTAGGATTTGAAACTTTGATTTTTTCCTGCTTCTTAGCAGCACGCTTTTTCTTCATCAGTTTGCGTTGATTTGCTCTAGCCCCATCCTTACGGCATTTGTCACTACAATATTTTGAACGACTAGATGTAGCCGTGAACTTTTTACCACATATCGAACACTTAATTTTTTTCATTTCCTAACTCCCAAATCCTAACGCGAGAAAAAACGTACAGTGACGGCGTGAAGCTCGCGAGCGCCTAGTGGGAGGGGGATACCCCCCTATCCTGAGCTAGGGTCTTTCTTCACATATATCTGTTATTTTTTCAAGATTTAAGTATTCAAAATTATTTTTGACGTTTTAAAAAAATAATATATTTTTTTCTTTTTTTGACTTCCTCAAGCTCTATACCTAGTCCAGTCTCTGGACTGTGGCAAGTTCCTGTTACCTACAACAGTAGCGTTGCTTGACCTATCGTCAGCATAGAGCTTATCAGATTTCTGCCTGTTACATTGCCAGTGAGCAAGTTGCAGATTCTCTATTGATGATGGATGACCACCTTTTGATACTGGAACCACATGATCTATCACAGGACTTAGTGGGTGAGGGTACTTCAATGACTTATCCACCAGATGACCACAGATGCCGCAAGTGTTCTGAGTTTTGAGAATCACTCTTTTATTTTTTTCAAAAACCGTTCGATGGGGACCTTGACGATCAGGACGGGTATTGTTCATGGCGGACCTCTAACTAATAAGAGGGGGGTACTTTTTCTAGCACCTCCCCTCGGTATTTTTCGATATTACCATAATATCACGTTGAAACTGTCATGCACTGTCAATCACTGTCATTACTGTAATTTACTGTCAAATGCTGTCACCGCATCTAATTCCTTTGTTGCTATACGCAACAATCGAAAGTAGGTACTCTCGCTACAATTCAGCTCATCCATGACTTGCCATCTTGTCATCTTATCGATATAAACCAAGCTCAGTATCGCCTGGCTGTCCGTATTATCCAGTGAGTCAATCAACCCCTGTAACTCCCTTTGCTTTCTGATAGCTTCAGCGGTCTTCTGCTCTATTTCTTCCTTAGCCGTAAGCAACTCGACATAGATATCATCCTGTTTACGCTTGATACCTCCAGACACTTTATCCGCAGAGATTTTTGCGCTGGATAAAAGTGAGGCTTCAATTTTATCTCTACGTCTAATCAAGCTCGCAATGTATAAATCTAGATTTCTTAAATCTTTTAAAATAGCCTTTGCCTTCACTCTCTATCTCCTTTTATGGTATAATAATCTTAATAGGAATTTAGCTGAGGCAGAGAGGGTCTTGGCTTTTTTTGTTTTATAAAAGACTTACCACAATCCACATCAAAAACCAAAGAACAAGATACCAGTAAATAACTTTCCCAAGGACCTCCAACCAAGATTTTTCTGTATCACCTTTCGGACTTCCAGTAATCGCAGTAATGAGCAAATCAATTCCGACAGCCTGCCAGAATGTTATTCTTTGGATTTCAAATGTTGCTGCAATGATGTTATTCCAACCGTAATGAATGACTACTCCTGCGAGCCATAGACTGATAAATAAGGTTAGTATCGTACCTAAGCAACCGCCTACCGCTTGTGGTAAGTATTTTTTATTTTCGTTTTTCATTTATTTCCTCCAAAATATCTTTATTTTCATAGATATTACCAATGATTTCAATATTTTCAGACATGTATTTTGAAGCTTCGTCAAAATCTTCTAAACTTGCAGTATCGCCGAAGAACTCTTCGTCGCCGTTACCATCGATTGTATAAAATCCAAACGTCTGATGATGGCAAATATCTCTTGACGTGTGCCCGTCCGATATGATATCTCCCTCAAAGATTTCCTTGCCGTTCTTATCTTTGAGTCCTGTTGATTGCATGAGTTCGATTTCGTCAAAATCATAACAATAGATATCTCTATCATCTGGTAAACCATTCTCAAAATAAACTTGTTGTGTCACCATTTCTTTGTTTTCATAGTCAATATCAAGAATGTCATCTGTTTCAATCATACGTTTTTCTGTTTTTATCCATGATCTGTATCTTGGTATCATACCAAATCCTCCTTTTCATCTTCTAAAGTAATTTTATTTGTTTTTCATAGTCATTGAGTCTCTGTTGAGCAAGGTTAAAGATGCTTTTGTCAAGCTCACAACCAACATATTCAAAACCTAACTCCTGACAAGCAATCAAGCTACTTGCTGAACCGACATGAGTATCAAGAATCTTATCTCCAGCTTTTGCGTAGTTTTGCAGCAACCAGAAATAAAGATTGATGGGTTTTTGAGTCGGATGAATTCTAACCTCATTCAAAGCCTTGTTTCCTTGCTGGATATGACCTTCGGATATTGACTTCCCTTGCATCATGCCATTCCACATATAGCGAAACAGACGTGTACTATCATGTAAGCTGCAGTATGCTATCTCACAATCTGAAAAACTTGATTGACCATTAACCTTGTCCCATACAATACGGCCAGAACTGAAAGAGTAGTTGAAATAGTTCACGCCCCAAATAATTTGATTTTTTGAAACTCTAAATAATTCATCAAAATAATCTTTTCCTGGGACTTCCCATTTAGTTGTTTCTCCGTACAATCTATGGACCCCTATGGGACTGATTTTGTTCCCATAAAATTTTCTTTTTTCTGGACCATGAAAATATGGTGGATCTACAATAGCTAAATCAAAATAGTTATCAGGATATCTTTTCATGACATCCATACAATCTTCGTTAAGAAATAATTTCAAGTCATCACCTCATTCCAATTCCTTTGCTA